GATGTAAGTCTTTAAATTTTGGATCACCAATTAAAGACGTTGAATGAAATACATGGCCCATATCTCCTTTGTTTCCAAATTTTTTATTTCTTTCATCTATTGGTTTTTTTAAATTTTTTTGTGCTGCTTTAATATAAGAGTCAGATGCCTTATTTAATTTATTTACAAATTTTGGTTGATCAGCCCACCAAATAGGACATTTAAAATAATCCTCTACAATTAATTCTTTTGGAAATGTCATACTCATTTATAAGGCCAACCTAAATTCCATATTACCAAACTGTGTCTTGTTCCTTTTTTAACTGGACATACTCTATGCCATACAAAACCAGGAAACACAACTAAAGAACCTTTTGGTAATATTTCTTTACATTTAACTATATTTGGTTTTTTATCTGGATCTTTATTTCTAAAATCAAATTCTAGTTCACCACCCCTATAATCCTTTGGATCCGATAATGTAACTGTTACAGACAACTTTCTAATTTTACCATGTGATGGATCGTTTGGATGTTCTCTAATATAAGGTTTATCCCAACCATCACAATGCCAATCATAAAATTGACCTTTTTCGTATTTTGTAAACTGACAAGATTCAGAATGATCCCATTGAAAGTTCCAACCAGCATTTAGATTTGCTCGATGAACATATGGTTGTATCTCTTTATAGATCCATCTATCATCCATCCAAACAATATTTGAATCTCTTTTTTGTTTTAAATCTTTGATTTGTTTTTGATTTAAATTTTTACCTTTACCATAACCACCAGTTACTGCCATCTGATCTTGTAATTGTTTACCATAACGAACAATGTCGTCACAAATTCTAGCAGGAATTGCTGATTGAAAATACCAATAATAATTTGAAAGGATCACACTTATAAAATATCAACTATTAAAAAATTTGTCAATTTTACTTTGATGTAACCAAAGTTCCAGATACTGTAAATGTTGCAGTACCTGCTCCACATGGAGCTATTACATAAGTATTTGATCCAGGACTAACAGTTACGGATGCAGCTCCAGCTGCAGGGACTTTTAAAATTACCACTCCAGAACCACCTGCACCTCCAGCGCCACCACCACAAGCTCCGCCACCACCGCCTCCGCCACCACCGGTATTTGCTGTACCAGAAACACCAACTCCAGTTCCTGTTGTATAATCACCACCTGCTCCACCACCACCAGGTCCACCTGCTCCAAACGTTGCACCCACAGGTTCAAAATCTCCAGCTCCTCCACCACCTGCTCTTAATGTACAATCTCCTGGCCAACCACTTGATCCTGCACCTCCGTCACCACCTTTTGGTGTAGCTCCATCTTGTCCAGCTGCTCCAGCTCCTCCTCCACCACCACCAATTCTACCTTCTGGGATTCCTGTTGCAGCTCCTCCTGGATTACCTTGTGGAGGACTTGTTGGAGGTGTATTACCGGCACCTCCAGGAAAACCTCCACCTCCAGATCCTCCTGTTCCTCCAGGTCCACCTTCAGGTGATTGTGTTGCTCCAAACCCACCACCTGTTGATGTAAATACTGTTGGTCCTGGATTGAATGAGGAATCGTTTCCTGAACACCCATCATTACCAACTGATCCTGGTCCTGGATGTCCAGCACCTCCAGCACCAATTGTAACAGGAAAAGTTGTACATTGTGCCATAGCGTATGAAGTACAAAATCTATAACCTCCAGCACCTCCTCCTGATGCTCTTCTACTAGCACCTCCTCCACCACCTGCTATTACAAGCATGTTAGCATTAAAAGGTGAAAATAAAGGTCTAGGCCATGTCCCTTGTTGCTTTGCGCTTAATTGACTTTGCATTGACCACACACCACTTGCTTTACTTAATTCTTTTGTGACAACGATACCTGATCCACCTTGCCCACCAGCTATGTCAGCACTGCCTGGATGTCTACCACCGCCACCACCTCCTCCAGTGTTAGCCGTTCCTCTGGCGCTAGGAGTATCACCACATGTTGGTGTTGATGGGGGCGAACCTGCACCTCCACCACCTCCGCCTGGATGTGCGGGTCCTGGAGTGGCATTGATATAAGAACCACCTCCTCCGCCTCCGGCGTAAACTACTGGACTTCCTGTTATACTACTTGCTAATCCTGCTCCACCTACTCCACCTACTGCAGGTGTTCCTGTGCAGTTTCCTGCTGTAAAATTACTTCCAGTGCCACCAGCTCCGCCACCGCCACCACCAGCAGCTCTAAAACCAGTAGGACCTGGATTAAAAAATTCACCACCTGTTCCACCTGCATTTCCTTGACCACATACTCCAGTTCCACCACAACCTCCACCTCCTGGTGCACCACCGCCAGATCCGCCATTACCAGTTCCACCAGTTCCACCTCCCTCACCACCACCACATGTGCTTATTGTTCCACCTAATATTGCTATATTTGAATTACTTCCTGGAGATTTACCGGGTATGGGTGTACTAGCTCCACCACCGCCAACTGTTATTGGTACAGAATTAGATGCTAAGGTCTGAGAACTAAAAGTTGTCATACCTCCACCACCACCGCCACCACCGGCTGCATTTCCTCCACCACCTCCACCAGAAACTATTAACGCATCAATAATTCTAGTTCCGGGTTGTAGTGTTTTACATCCTGAAGAAGTGTGGCTAGTAACTGTGCACTTTCCAAACGAAGTTTTGTTCGTTTTTCCAATTACACCACCGTTTGCTGAGCCAACTCTTGATCTTGGCATTGTGTCCTCCTATTCGGACACCCAAGCTGTGCCATTCCAATCGTATATAGCTGGTGTTTCCGATTCGTCGTTTGATTTAGTTGCTTCCCAACCTTTAGTGTTGTCAGCATTATATTTTGTTTCGTTCCAAGAAATATTGTACCACCACACAACAGGGTCTTGACCATCATCCGTAACTGTTGGATTAGCTATTGGAGCTTGCCAATCATCGTTATCATCAAGTGACCATGATGCATGTGGTTGTGGTATTAAAAATTTATCTTTTACAGGATCGTATACCATTCCAATACCTGCATATTGTTTTCTAAAATTGTGATTATAAGAAGTTTGTTTCCAAATACCACCATTAAAAAAATTAATACACCATGTTTCTCCATCTGGATGCATGTCTGAAGGAACACAATCGTTACCTACAACTACAACTCTTTGTACTATTTGATGTGAATCTGATGTAAATCCTGTTGGATCTGTCATTGCTTTTAACTCTGCAAAATGTGCCATATCTTTTCTCCTTATTACATTTATATTTTAATTTTAACTTACAGTCAATGTACCTGAAACAGTAAATGTTGCTAATTTAGCACCACTAGGATGTGTTCCAGTTGTATTTGTACAAGGCGCGACTGCAAAAGTAACATCGCTTGGTCCACTTATAATAACAATTCCAGAGCCTCCTGTTCCACCGACTTTATTTCCGTCTCCTGGATTTCTTCCAGCACCACCTCCACCACCACCTGTATTGGCATTTGCGGATGATCCATTATTTCCTTTTCCACCGTCTCCTGCTCCACCCGCACCACCAGGACCTGCAGGACCAACTGGTCCAACATTTCGTGCTCCGCCTCCACCACCTCCAGCATAGTTAGTAGCGCTATTGTTTATATTATTTGATACACCTGTTCCACCTGTTACTGTACAGCCAGCTGCACCTGCTCCACCACCACCGCCACCACGTTCATCTGGTGTAGATGATCCACCTGTATTACCTTGAGGGGGACTTACTGGAGGAGTGTTTCCTGCTCCACCTGTGCTTATACTTGGACCACCACCAGCTCCACCACCAGAACCACCTGCTACTCCAGCTCCAGATCCACCACCGCCTCCACCACCTGCGGATGTGATTGTACTAAAAACAGAAGCAACTCCTGAAGTTCCGTTTCCTGTTACTTCTGGGTTACCATTAAAGCCTGCTCCACCACCACCAATTGTTACAGGATAACTTGTTCCACTTAAAGCAGAAAAAGGTAAAGACGGTGCTTGTAAAGGAGCTGGTCCAAAACCAGAAGCACGGTATCCACCACCTCCTCCACCTCCAGCACCATTGCTGTTAGCAGCTCCTCCACCACCTCCACCAACTACTAGATAATTTAAACTATAAGTTATAGGTGCTTCAGGCCATGTGCCTTCATCTATAGATTCAAGTTGTTCATTAAGACTCCAGACTCCTGAAGCTTTGCTTAATTCTTTTACGATAACTATTCCTGAACCACCACTTGCGCCATTTCTAGCTGGATTACATCCACCACCGGCTCCTCCGCCACCACCCGTGTTAGCAGTTCCAGCAGTTCCAGCAGCATCTCCACCACCGGCTCCACCTCCACCTGTTCCTCCAGATCCAGCTTTTCCTGAATCTTGTCCACTACCTCCACCTCCACCTGCATATACTCCGCAGTTGGGTGCTCCTGGATAATCAGGACTTACATTTAATCCTGCTCCACCAGCAGTTGCTGGTTCACCAGGTGGACCCATATCTGATGCAGCAGCACCAGCTCCACCGCCACCACCGCCACCATAATTTGGTCCCTGTGCACTCCCGTTTCCTCCATCATTTCCTTGACACGCGGTTCCTGAAGCTCCGTTTCTTGCTGCACAACCAGGTCCCCATGCTCCACCTCCACCAGATCCACCTGTTTGTGCACTTCTACAAGTGCCTCCTGAATCTGTTGTACTTCCTCTACCACCTCCCGTGGAAGTATAAGTGGTACAACCTATAACTATTGAAGAATCATTTCCACTAGCCCCTGAATTTCCTGATCCAGGATTACCAGCTCCGCCAGCACCAACGACAATTGTTCCTATATTAGAACCACCTGTTGATATGGATGAAATATTTCTTAAACCCCCAGCACCACCACCGCCAGCTCCACCGCCATTACCAACTGGACCAGAGCCTCCACCTCCTCCACCTCCAGCAACTACAAGAGCGTCTACTAATCTTGTTCCTGGTTGTGTAGTAATACCTGGTGAATTTGATGTTTTAACAGTCTGTGTGTTTTTACCATTAGACGTTACATTTATAGGTCCAATTATTCCGCCATTACCAGCCATAATTTAAACCTCCTAATCGTCTAGTACATCGTAAGAAACAAAAAGCGTTAAATCACCTGTTGAACTCGCTCCACCTTTTAATGTATCGCCTTCCTCTAAATATATCGGTGTATCAGATAAAACTAAAACTGCATCAGCTGGTACAGAAACTGTACTAGCTATTTTAAAAGTTGCTCCTGAGATTGATGCGCCTGTAGCTGCAGAAGTTCTTGTTGCTTTTGTTACTTGAACAGTTACATCTGCTGCATTCGTTCCATCAATATTTGCAACAGTCATTCTATTTATTTTTACTAATTTACCTGAAGAAATTAACATAAGAGAAGTAGTAAGAGTTGTATCTAATTCAAACCCTTGCGATTCTCCATTAATCGTTGCTACATTTACTATATTTGGTGCTGCCATAATTTACTCCTTTTATCCAAAAATCATTGCCATTGCAATAGCTTTACCTGTTGATATTCCTGCATCTGCGAAAGATAAATTCCCAGATGAATCCGATACTAATGCTTGTCCTGAGGAAGAAGCATCAGCAGTTGGTAGGTTTAAAGTAAAACTTGACCCTACAGTTGCAGCTGCTCTTAATCCAACGTATTGATTACCAGTTGCATCTTCAAATCTTACTTCATTCCTGTTTACTAAATTTATTTGTGAGAACTGTGAAAATACATCTACAATATTTGGATTAGTTCCATCATCTGCTTTAGCATATAATATTTTTGTGCCTTTATCAGTTGAAGTCCATGTAACACTTGTACCTGATCCACTTGTATATTGAAATTCTACAGAAAATGCACCACTTGTGCTATTTTTAATTATATAAAAATTTTCTACGTCTAAAGGAATTGATACTGTTATTGCACCAGTTATAGTTCCTGTTAATTCTATTACTCTCGTTGCTAACGCTGCACCAGTAGATCCATCAGAAACATTTAATGGTGTATCGCCAGTTCCATTTACAGCTTGAGTTGTAAAGCCACCAGAAATTTGACTAACTATTTGTAAATTT